CTTAAAGGGTTGCCGAAGCCGTCATGCAATACTGACCGCGTAACAGGTATAAAGCCCTCTAAAGCGGGCGTAGAGATGCTTAGCTTACCTTTGCCCCCCTGGCAATACGCCCACGCCCCTAGATCCCCGGCGCTATTCTGCAGGCTTACACTCGGAGCCCGCTTAACAATGCTATAGGCGTCATGGTCTGCATCCGGTTCGTCTACTTCGGCCGCAAGGTAGACGTCACAGACCCCCACATTTTCTACGGTTAACTGTGTCCCGACGGGGAGACCAGTTAGCGCGTACAGGTCAACCCATCGGTTCTTCGGAATCAGTATATTTTCTAAGTTATCGGCCACATTTACCCCTAAAGACAAAAGGGGCCTTTACAGCCCCTTCGTTACGCTTCTTTCTTTCTTTTAGGCTTACTTCTTAGCTGCAGCTTCCAACTTTTTAACTGCTTTTTTCGCCGCCTCGAGGTCAGTGGCTGTCTTGACTAAAGCATCCTGCGCTTTCTTCGTTTCAGCATTCGCCGCCTCAAGGTCAGCTGTCAATTGCTTGACTGCCTCGCTCTCTGCAGCACCTTCGCTAGGCATCCCGTCTTTAGTCGTGGTGTCCAGCTTATCCACCCGCGAACCGTCGATCAGCTTATCGCCCATCTCCTCAGCCTGTGACTTAGTGACCGTCACCTCGGTACCCTTTTTGACGTGTTGAAGCTTGCCCCCCACGCTCAAATAGAGCTTAGGGTGGGCGACAATACGCGTTACTTTCTTTTCTGCCATGGTGGTGCTCCTTAGAAGACCGATGAGTACGATGCACACGTATTGCCTGCGAAATCCGTACGGACCTCAAAGCCAATCGCACCCCAGACCGCAAACTCATAGTTAGAGTTATAGACTGGGCGGGGCATCGCTACAGTATTAATTCCCATGCCGGATACCGGACGAATCTTATTGGTATCCAACGGGAAGGCCATTAGCTGGTTACCGGAAAGCTTCGAGGACGACTTGATGACCGCCACGCCCTGCATACCTTCTAATTCCTGCTGAATAGTCTTTGAATCGAAGCTAGTCGAAAAGCGGCGCTCAAAGTTAGACATGACTTCACGGCTTACGTAGTACGTCGCGTCCTGACCGCAGTTGTTATCGATCCACAGCACATCACGAACCTGGATAAACGCGGCCCGAACTTCTGCGCCGGTCTTGGTTACGTCGGTGAAATCAAAATTAACACCGGCTGCACCAAGCTGAATCTGAGCGACGCGGCTATCGTTGCGCATGCCCGCCCAAGACAACCCGTCGACTACGATAGCGTTACCGTCAGCGTCCACATGGCCGTCCAGGAACTGGTCAGCGATATGAGCGCGCAGGCTAGCTACGGATTCACGCTGATCATCGATCAATGCGTCAAAACCCTCAGAGCTTTGAGCGTTCCACTCACGCCAGTTACGGGAAAAACCGGTGTCGTGGATCGGGATAATCGACCCGTCAAAGGTAAATTCAACCTGATCCATCTTGACGCCGATCTGGCCTGTCATTGATGTCTGGGCGGCACCCGCATCAGAGGCTTGGCGGAATTTATGCACCAGCTTTCCGATACTAACTGAACGGGTTAAAGGCAATAAATCATTCAGGTACGTATCGCCGTCATCTGAACGCATACGCTCGACGGTTACGTTATCAAATTCCTGGTACACATCCTGCGGGATAAGGCCTGCGTTTACTTGTACTTGGCCTAGACTCGCAAACATACGCTCTTGCATGTTGGCAGCTAGGCGAGCACGTAACACCTCTTTCCACTGATCCGCACCGGATCGGCTCTTGAGGATAATTTCTTGTTGAAAAATCATATCAATTTCACTCCTTAAGGGATACGAACGCGAACAAGCGTCGTGCCGCTGGTGGTTAGTGCTTCTTCGGAAAACCCGAAGATCTCTTCACTAGTTGCGCCAACCGTTGCAGGCGTGACCGCCAGCTTACCGAGACCCGCGCCGTTGCGGGCAAGTGGATCACCGACAATCAACGTCTGGCCGGTAGCGATCAGAATATTAATGAATTCACCAGGGCGCGGAGCAATGGCGACCATATTCTCGTTGATAGTCCAGGCAACGTCGACGCTCTTCGAACGCTGCTGATCCTTATCGGCGACGATAAGCTGTTCACCGAAAATGATAGCCGCGATATTGTTAGCGTCAAGGCCTGCCGCTGTACGCTTCAAGAGAGTACCGGGGGCGATAGCTGCTACCGCCTTACCCTCAATGTTCAGCGGCTTGTGGTTTGATCCGTCAGCAGGGCCGACGAAAATTACGCGTTTTCCTTTCGTAGACATATTTCAGCCCCCCTTATTTAGGCATTTCGTATGACGTACTATCGTCATCATCGCCAGAATTTACGACTGTGAGCAGCGGAACGCCGTGCGCAGGCACACAGTTAGCCGCCATTCCCTTAAGCGTACCGACATCCAGCTTTTTAGCTGCGTCGACATCAAGACCCGGATACTTGTCGCTGTTCCCAACAATGTCGGCAAGCCGATCAAGCTCATCCGTAACTTTCTGGTTAATCTGTGCTGTCAAGCCGTCCAGTTGCTCTACTACCGGCTTCAACGCATTAGCGACAACCGCGGCAATGTCCGCTGTGTCGCCTGCCGCGTCGCCGCTGTTATCAGAGTTCTGGGCGGCTTGAAGCTCGTTATACTTAGCAAGCAAATCAGCTTCAGAAATATCGGCGCTAACCTCTACTCCCGCGGCTTTCAGTGCGTTAAGCATTAGATCTTTCATAGCATCACCTTTTCGGTTGGTTTTGGGGATATACGCTACATCACGGTCCACAGGGATCGGGATGCCAACGATTTTTGCTGTTTTTCCGTCCATAACATATGGGGCGGAGAACAATAATTCATCTGACCAGAAGATAACGCGATCTTCAAATACTTCGGCGATCCAGTCACCACGCAAGGGGGGCTGCCTAATAGCTTCGCTCAACGCTTCAGCTACTTCGCTATGGCTCATCTCTTCGTCAGGGTCCGTCTCAACAGTGACCAGCGCGTTAGCTTTATCCAGCACGTATTGCTGAATCGTAACCTCTTCGCCATCACGGTTGACGCCCATGCCTACGCCTTGGTGAGGCTGTGCAGCTGCGACAGACTCCAGCAGTATGGCGTCATGGTCAAACACCATGTTACGCGCTATCCAAGTGTACTTCTGGCCCGCTGCATTGGTCTGGGGGCCGTCAAGTTCTTCCACTTCGAGGAACACACCCGTCGAGGTGTGCATCGGTCGCGGCGTTTCGTTCGTTTCGAGTTCCTCAATGCGATCCAGTAGGCGTTTGCCTCTGTCTGTTTTGAGGGCTTCTTGCACATTGATAACTTTATCGAGGGAAACGCGGCCGTTCTCTTGGCGCACATTTTCGTTAAAGGCACCTGCATAAAAGTTATGGATAGCCGCAGGATCGTTAGCAGAAATAAAATTACCAGCCGCATCAGTTGGGTGCTCCACGGGTGCAAGGGTACGCTCAAGAGTTGCGAAACTACTCTCGATTTCTTCGGCCGGGTATAAGCCGCCATTCATAACGATGTCGTCCGGCAAAGTATGGGAACTGACAACGATATGCTCTACGCCACCGATAGACTTACGTGACACAGCATTGCGGTCTACTGCCGTAGAACACTGAATAAGTATGCGCTTGCGCTTATTGGTTTTTAGCTGTGGCATCCTGGCTCCTTAAAAGTAGGTCATAATCGGCCGGTCGCTACTCCGGCTCGGTGGACTGTTTAAGACACAGCTTCGAGTCCTGTTACGGATATCTAAGGCACTCTACATGCCCCACCTAGGCTTTTGGGCTTTAACCCCGTTCCCATGCGTGCCTGCTCTCCACGCCGCGATTACGTCCTAAACGCAATCTAACGCTATCCCGCATCAGATTGCAACTTACTCGTTAAAAAATTCCTGCTCCGCCTGTATTTCTTCTTGTAGCTCCACGTCAATAACGTTTCCTGCCCGATCTATCAGCACGGAACGCGTGGAGCAATGGCAGCGAATACGGTTAGAGCCTGAGTTCCACCATTGCCGCTGCTGCGCGGTCGTGTAGGCATTGCCGTGCCGGGCGGCGTGTTCGCTTCGTGTGGTAGGTATTAAAGCGGATAAATGCAATGACGCGGCACGTAAGCCAGTCTGTTTGGCGGCTATGTCAGTGGCGTCCATGCGCGCATCATTATACGCCCAGTTCACCTCGGTATTGGTTGTTCTTTCCGCGCTGGTTCTTGAAACATCAAAACGCTCGGTAATGTTCTTAGCGATTGTCGTAGGCGTATCCTTTGCGGCAATACCTCGGTTTATCTCTCCGATTACCTGGTCAGAGGTACGGTCGTTTAATGTCCGGATCGTACTGAAATCCTGCACATATACGGTATCAAGCGCCTCTAGATATTCAGACGATTGCAATACCTGGCCGATTTCAAGCCGTTGCGTTACCAAGCCACGGGTAGCACGAACCCGCACTAGCTCGGCGGTGACTAGCCGGTTAAATTCGACTATTTCCTCGGCAGTGCCTTGGCGGTATGGCACTTCTATTACGCTCTGCCACCACCAGTTAGGCGGCATGCGGTTAAATTGAGTCTCTAACAGTTCATCGCTAAGTATCGCACGTATGCGGCGCTCCAGTTCTTCCAGTTCGGCGGCGGTGATCTGATAGTCATATACCGGCACCACTTTGGCGTTAGGTAATACTGTTTCTTGCCTACGGGTGCGCGGCACGGCACGGAACAGCCGTTTAACTCTACGTTCTGCTAGAGTTAAACGGTTCTGCAGCCGCCGTGTAGCCTTGCGTCGGTTGACTGCCTGGCCGGTGGGGTCTTGTTTGGTTTTCTTGCCCATTACCAGAGCACCACGACGGCCGCTACGAGT